AGCGACAAATTCAGCACCAACGAGGCTCACGATAGAGGCGCTGAAAAACTTAACCTGCTTCTTAGGGTTATTGATGAGCGTTTAGAGGCGATTGTTGAAACATATTTTGAAAATTAAGAAGTCAGGAATTACACAAACAACGGATTTTGCAAAACAAAATTAGTTTTCCACCGGCGACCAAAAAAATAACAATCTGATAACGGACGCGAAGTTAAAAGCAATGTTTCCGCAATAAAACAGCATCGCCGTGGATAGGATCGCGGTTGTCCGCTCGAAATGGCGGTTCTTTTTAAGTGTTGCGTAAAATGCAACGGTTGAAATAAAAATAAAATAGGAACTATGGACTTCCGCAGTAGGCACAGGTTAAACAATAAGGTAGGCGGGCAAAACCACTTAAACGACGATGTGCTGTTTCATTCTGAGGGCGCGTGGGGTATGCCGGGGTTGGGGGCTATTCAGAAGACAGACGCAAAAACAATGAAGCCATTTAGCTTCAAAGGAGAATCGGACGGGGTTCATTTCTTTGTAGAGGACTTCACATTGAATCGGTGCTGGAACCGGGTTGAATATTACGGAGAGAAATTTAAGGATTTTGAGATCGTTCTAACGCCCGATTTTTCTCTATTTACGGATATGCCGAAAGCCTTGCAGGTTTTCAATGTATATCGAAACAGGTATATAGGCAGATATTGGCAGGAGATGGGACTAACGGTCGCGCCTTCGGTAAGTTGGGCGAAAAAAGATACTTTTGATTTTTGCTTTGAGGGTATACCGAAAAACAGCGTTGTCGCCATATCCACCCAGGGCGTAAAAAATAAAGGGTTGTTTTTCGCCGGGTTTGAAAAAATGATTGAACTTAGCCCCGTTCAGATTTTGGTTTACGGAACATCCCGGTATATGCAGGAAATAGATGATTACAAGATAGACACAAGATTCTTTAAAACGCATTTTGAACAAAAACGACATGGGTGGAAGGGGTAGCGGCTATTCAAAAAGCCCGCCAGCCGGCGGCGGATTAAGTGAAGTCGACTTTTCTTTGGTGAGCACCTCGCCCCGGTACGGCGATTTTATCACCGGAACAACCGACAGTTCGGTATACGCCGCCGGGCTGGCAAGCGGTTTGTCCCGGAGCGAAACAGAGTTAGTGCATTCTTATACGTTTGATCTGTATAATCCCCTAAATGAAGACATATTAGCCGGAAAGCAGGGTATAACGGCGTTTGTAACCGGAAAGTTAAACGGCGTATTAGACAAACTCCCCAATTCGCCGGGCACTACCTACAGAGGAATTAGCGTTTCCAATCCGTCCGAATTTGCGAACGGACTTAAAAAAAATGGGAGTTTTAAATTCGATTCGTTTACCTCAACGACAAAAGATTTAAGCACAGCCAAAGAGATCGCCAGCGGCAAGGGATCGGTTATTTTCAGGATAAAACAGAAGCGCGGTAAGGATGTTTCTAATCTGTCCAGCCAAAAAAGCGAAAATGAAATACTATTGAAGGCTGGCAGCAAGTTCAGATATGTAAGCCACAACACAGACGGAGGCACGACTTTCATCGAAATTAAAGAAATATGAAGAACAAGACTAAAGAAAAGTTTACGCAGCCGATTAAGATAAGCCCGTTGGTCAAGGGTGGTAAGGCTATTCAAAAGGCAAAGGGTAAGCCAGTAGGCAAACCGAAACGGTCTAAATAAATGACAATGAACGAACTATCGCAATTCGACGTACAAACAACGGATTTTGAAAAACCCATAACAGGGCATCCAAAAAGCCGTTATATCAAACCGCGAAGGGTAAGAGAAATACCCGAACGGATGATGAAGTACGAACTTGCCGAAAAGTTGGCAAAAGACCTCGTCCCCGAAAAGGGTTTGCGGGCGTTTGTGTTTTTGGACGGCAAGTTTATCGCCGGGGACTTCATCGAAGCGTGGATCGTAACCCATAATATCCACGTAAAAAGGCTAACGATTTCAACGCTGTCGATGTCGCAGGCGAACGTCGATAGTTTGGCTAATCTTTTGAATGGAAATTTTGTTGATCAGTTAGACCTCGTCGTGAGCGGCTACTTTTTCTCGCACGAAAGGGGTGGGCTGATTCCGTACATTTACAATCGGCTTGACGTTGAAGATAAGTTTCAACTTGCCGTCTGTGACACACATTGCAAGTTAGCCATGATTGAAACGACTTCCGGACAAAAAATAACGATGCACGGCTCGGCGAATCTTAGAAGTTCTGGTAGCCTGGAACATATTTGCATTGAAGAAGGACGCGAATTATACGACTTCAATATCCAAATCCAAGAGTGTATCATTGAAAGGTACAAAACAATCAAAAAGCGCATAAGGACGTACAAAAACGAACTTTGGGAAATCATAAATCCACAATAAATTCACAATAATATGGCATCTGGCAAAAAAGAAAAAAAGGCGATTACGGTAAAGCAACTGACCGCAAAAAAAACGAAGGCGCAAGGCCGGTTTCCGGTTCGGAACCCCTAACCTTTTTATGCGTAAATAACCTTTTTTCACCGGAAAATCACCGGAAATTATGAAATTAGAAAAACAGGCACACGGCGGCGCGCTTGTCAGGTATGAGGAGGGCACATCTGGCAACCCAAAAGGGAAGCCGCCCGGCACAAAGTCTTTCAAGAAGATTTTGAAGGACATACTTGCGCACACAATAACGCTCGAGTCAGCAGAGGAAATGGGGGTGATAACAAAGAAGCAGGCACTGTGCTTCCTTATGATTAAGACCGCCACAGACGAAGACGAAGACCCCTCGATCAGATTAAGAGCCGCGCAGCAGGTTATGGAAAAGATCGACGGCAAACCGACACAACCCGTTGATCACAAAAACGACGGTGGTAAGTTTGAAACGGCTATTTTAACTATCCGGATACCTACTGAACCTCCCAAAGATGATTGATGGGGATGAAGCAATTATTTAACGATCTTTCCTATAAGCAGGGTTTAGCGTGGTCGAGCCTTGAAGAAAGCCAGACGGTGGAAGAGTTGTTTTACGGCGGCGCTGCGGGAGGGGGCAAAAGCAGGCTCGGCTGCGATTGGCAAATTTATCGCAGACTCCAATACCCCGGTACAAGGGGGTTGATAGGCCGTAAGCAATTCACGGATTTAATGACAACCACATGGAAGACTTTCCAAGAAAGATGGGAAGACTATTGGAAGTACAATGAACAGGGCGTGACATGGAGAAAGGGCGGTGAGAATGAAATCTTTTGGTCTAACGGGTCCGAGACGATTTTAAAAGCCCTGTCTTACCAACCCTCGAATCCGAACGCGCACAATTGGGGGTCGCTTGCGTTAACAGACGCCTTTATCGACGAGGTTCCGGAGGTGGAGGAGCATATTGTCGGAATAGTTGGAAGTAGGATAAGGTACAGATTAAAGCAAGTCCCTTACGGTATTCCAAAATTTCTTTTAACCGGCAACCCTGACCCAGGATGGACGCGGGCCAGGTACATAAAAGACGAAAACGGAAACCCGGCTGTTTTAAGAGACTATCAGGCTGTTGTCCGATCTTTGCTTTCCGATAACCCGGACCCGGAGTTTCGAAATGCATATAAAAAGCAGTTAGAAAAACTCCCTGAATATGAAAGGCAAAGACTTTTGTACGGGGACTATGACGCAGTAGCAAGAAAAGGCAACGAAGCGTATTACTCTTTCGACCCGGCAAAGACTGTTTCGTTTGTTTCGTTCATCCCAGACATACCGGTTTTTCACTTGTCGTTCGATCAGAACGTAACTCCATACATTACCCTTTTAGCGGCTCAATGTCAGTACATTGACAACCTTTTGCAAATTAGGATAGTTAAAGAGTATTGCTTAAAACACCCCAAAAGCACGACACAGATCGTTTGTGAAGCATTCTTAACCGACTTCGGCCAACACATAAATCAGGTGTACATATACGGAGATGCCAGCGGAACGAAGCGAGATACGCGGGCGGCTAAGTCTGATTATGACATTGCATTAAACGTTTTGAGGGCAAAAACAAACAACAATTCTATGCGCGTGCAAAAAAGTAACCCACAAATACGCAAAAGAGTGTTATTTTTGTGCGCTATCTTTGAGGGGAAGATACCTGGAGTGGAGGTTTTGATTGATCAAAACTGCTTTAACCTTATTCAGGATTTATTGTATATAAAACAAGATGCAAATGGTGGCAAGTTAAAAGAAAAAGCCACCGAGAACGGAGTAACATTCGAGCGGTACGGGCACACGTCTGATTCGCTCGATTACCTTTGTACAACCATCTTAAAAAATGAGTTTGCAAATTTTGAACGACTTTTGAAATGACCAACAAAGACGGACTTAATTATCTTTTAAAATTAGCGGAAAAGTCTACTCCCTATCATTCAGGCTATGAGTGGTCGAAAGGGTACGCCGAAGATTTAAAGGCGTACTTCGCGGATGTGAACATAAATGAAAAAATGGTCATGTTTGCCCGGAGGGAAAACAAAGAACTTTTCGATCAGTCCGTTCAAATAACTTCGCCTATTCAGGCGAGTTTGGGCAACATCCTAAAAAAGCCATTTGCCAAGGTCGAAAGGTCGAATTGGTCTAAGTCGATCACCGTCGAAGGAGACAAGGACGATGGGTCCAGGTCGAGGGCTTTTGAAAAAGAAATATTAGCAAGGTTTGGCCCAAAGGGTTTGTTTTCATTTCTTTTTGAAAGATTGTTATATTGGAACGCTTACGACCCTAACTGTTTTACGGTGGTTGAGTTTGGCGCATTTGACAACATGAGGAACAACGCACGGCCATATCCATTTGAGGTAACGGCTGAAATGGCCGTAGACTTTCAATACGATCAATCCGATCTTATTTATTTGGTTTGTAGGCAGGTTCAGGAAAAGGAAGGCAAAACCGGAAAGTACAAAGTGCAAAGATTGACACTGTATCAGGCACAACAAACAATTGTCCTGCAGGAGTTAACGCCCGATGAGGTAAGGCTTTTGCTTATAACTCCAATGAAGGGAGATGTTTTCACGGATAACGTAAGGGACGGCGAATTAGCGATGTTGGACCAAGCCGTTTACCAGGCTGTTATCCCGCTACCGCATAACTTTTCCAAAACGCCCGCCGTTCGGACTGGATTCATAGACAATCCCGAAGACGACGGGGAAACGAAACTTTCAATCCTTCATCCCGCGCTGCCGTTTGCGAAAAAGCTGTTGAAAATAAACAGGGAAATCGACTTGGTGGCCGCTTTAGTCGCCCACCCTATTCCATTCAGGGCGAAGGACACGTGTGGGGCGACTGGTTGCCACAAGGGATATTTAGCAGACGATTCGCCGTGTGAAGTTTGCCACGGGACAGGGTACAAGTTAAGGCCAACCACTGTTAGCGAGGAGCTGGAATTTGAAATGCCGGATTCCCCCTCGGAGATGTTCGACCCGAATAAGTTGATGGGGTACATTTTTTTCCCTGTCGAAGCGGCGGCAATGCTGTTAACTTTGTGGGATAAATGGTTTGAAAAAGCGGTGAACGCTGTTTTCACGTCGGATATTAACACAAAGGCAGAAGTCGCGCAAACAGCCAGGTACCACGCCATTCAGCAAGAGGCTCAATCAGATGCATTATGGCCATACGGTCGGCACTTGTCTGATTCAAGTTCGGCTCTTAGCGAGATTATCGGAGCGTTCACGGGTTACGTAGGGGCGAACGCCCGACCGATCATTCCCAATAATTTAAGAACGGAAAACGTTTTTGATATTTTCGATGAACTCACCGCTGCCAGGTTGGCCGGTGCCGGTCAGGATGCTTGCGCGATATTAGAGGGAAAAATTATGGAAATCCAACTCCAAGACGACCCGGAATCCTTAAAAAGGTGGAGGGTAGATGATTACTTCAACCCATTCCGGGGATTGAGTGAAGCGCAAATTTTGACCGCATTAAATTCCAACTTAGTCCCTGAGCCAAAGAAAATATTTTGGTCAAATAGGCAGGACATAATGACTGATTTGGTGACTGAAAATGAAAAGTTCTACAATCTTCCCCGCAAAATTCAAAAGGAACTGATAATCAAAAAGATTGCTGAAATTCAACTTGTGGACACTACGCCTGCTTTGGATTTATCAAAACTAAACGGACAAGGTGACGCCCGATCAATTATTAACTAAACTATCGAGGGAAGCCGAAGAAATTACGGCAGCGATAGACCGACGCCAAAGGGCGCTGAACGGCAATATCACCAAGGCTGAGAAAGAGCTATTTGCGCTTTTGATTCAGGACTTTATTTCGGAGTTGACATTTACGAAGGGGGTGGTTGATAACTCAATCCCGAATCTGTTAACTTTGCTTAGATTAGATAGACTATTTGAAGCATTCTTAAAAGACGTAATGAATCCCGTAACAGAGGGTTTTGTTTTGGATATGTTTAAGATAGCGCAAATGACGGGAATTTACTACAAGGCGTATGCGGCGGAGTCGATCATAGAGGGAATCTCAGCGAGCGGCACGCTTTTAAAAGCAGCCTTAGGGATCACACCGGAGGGGAAAGTTATTAAGGGTTCGATAATGGCCGACATTGCAGGGAACGACGCGGTACGGAGAGACTTAAAACAGGTTATCCTGCAATCGATACAGTCAAACCAAACCCTAAAGCAGTTGAATCAAACCCTAAAGGATTTTTCCATCGGGAAGAAAGATGAAGACGGGGCGATAAATAAGTTTTGGAAGGGCAGAACAAGCGGATACGCTTACGACCTTTTCAACAAAGTGGCGGAGATCAAAAACGAAGAGTTTCGCATAGCGCTAAAACTACCCTACTTTATTTATGTTGGGTCTCCACTAAGGGATAGTCGGATTTTTTGCCTAAAAAAGAAAGGCAAGGTGTTTGCTGTTGCCGAGGCGCTGAATGAATGGCCGACCGACCCTGATCTGATTGGCAAAAAATCCGGCATACCGTATAACCCCTTAATTGATCGGGGGAGGTGGAATTGCACTGATCGCATCCGGTATATTTCGGAAGAATTGGCCGTGCAATTGGACCCCAAAAAAGTGGATCAAATTAAACAGTCTTACGGGGTTATAAACGTCGATTAATGGGAGTACTCGCCTATAAAATCATAACCGGAACACCAGACTACACGGTTGAAAGGGATTGGAATTGCGGCAACTTCGATTTGTTGCAAGAATCGCAGCCCGGTAACGGATGGATCGAAATATCCAGGGATTGCGACGCTTGGCCACAAAGCAGAAGAACCCTTAACCCTTATGCAAGCGGTAATAACGGCAAGGGTGGAGCATCACCTCCAGCACAATCCGGTCCAAGGTGGAGAAAGTATTTCCCGGAACTCGGAGATGTTGAAGCGTCTTCATTGGATTTTTCAGACGTCAACAGTGGATACTTGCCGACAAGCATGTGCGGCAATTTCGATTTGTTCCAAAACGGCAAAAAATTGCCCTGCGAAGCATTCACGGTTGACTACCCAACATCAATAGTAACAATCGTTTCAGCGTGGCGTGTACCGGGTGCTTCCTATGAAGCAATATACGACGGGCCAACAATCGCGCCTTAATTTTTTTTGTTTGTTAAAATTGTGTAACTTTGCAAGGGAAAAAAACAGTGGAGCAGATGTTGGGGATAACGCGGTTTCTTAGAAGACCGCCTATTTATCTTTTGTTGTACGGATTTGTGACATGCCGAAGGGATGAATACCCAGAAGAAAGTTGGCAAGAAACGATACTGGTGTTTAAAAAGCGTTTCAATATTCCCGATGATGTGGATTGCGATTCGGCTATGCTGAGGGAAGTTTTTAGGATGACGATTGACATCATAAAAGAAGGCGTTTAAATCATTACCATCCATGGAATTAAAATATGTTTCGATTGACATTAAGCACAGAACCGGCGCAGTACGGAAAAACGTTTCTCCCGAAGATTGGGAAAAACTGCAAAGGACTACAACCGGCTGGTCGATTATTGCCAGAAACGCCGAAATTGAAAAGCCGGAACGCCCGGTCGCCAAGGTTGAAAAGCCGGCTGAAATAAAATAAATAAACCACGGCAAGCAGGGGTGCTAAACCGTGAATAAAAAAACGTCTAAAAATAACAGGGTATAGGCTGCTTCGGCGGTCTATACCCTTTTTTGTTATGAAAAAAAAGCAAATAGTAACAGCAACAAAAGCCGGGGTCACAAACGAATTTCCTATGGTCACGTGGAATCTTTTTCCCGAAGGGAAATGGGGGTGGACGGAAATCCACGTAGAAGCAGCGCCGGTTCAAACAGTCCGCCCGGAAGTACCTAAGGCGGTTGCAAAAGCGATTGAAGAAGTAAAGCGAGGCCGACCGGCTAAGATCGAAAACGACGTAAACAAAGATTAAAAATGTCAAAAGATAAACTTTTGGATGTGCTTTTGGGCAAAGCCTATAATATTGCCCCTGAAGGAGTGGCGGCGCTCCTTTACAAAACCGCCGATGATGGAACCGTTACCGATGAACTTTACGATGACGCTGAGGACCGCATTTTGCGGTTGGACGCCGATAGAGTATCAAAACTATCCGCACCTGCTATTGATACGACCGAACTATACAATCGGGCGGTGAAAGAAACAGAGGGGAAGATTCACGGCAAATGGGAAACCAATATTCGGCAGGCATACGGGGTCGATCCCGAAAAGAAACTTAAAGGGGATGACTTACTGAAAGCAGCCAAAGCGGCGGTCGTGACAGTAGCAGCCAACCCCGAACAGGTAAAAATGTCGGCAGAATACCTTGCTCTTGAAGTAGCAATGAACGCCGCAGTAGCGGCGCGCGACGATGAATGGTCTGTAAAGTTCGAGCAACAACAGACCGAATTTCAACGCCAACGGCAGTGGGGCGAAATTTCGAAAGATATCCGAGGTGAGTTTATGGCGCTGAGCCCTGAACTACCCAAAGACCCATCGAAAGCAGCCCGGCAAGTGGATGACTTTGTATCTACGAAATTCCAAGACTTTAATTTTCAAAGAATGGATGACGGCCAGGTACTTGTTATGAAAAAAGACGGCACACGTTATCAAAACGTGCACGGTAACGCCGTTTTCCTTCACGAACTGGTCAAGCAAATCGGAGATCAGTACTTTGAGTTTGCCAAGCAGCCAGCAGTAGGAAATGCCGGAAACCAAAATGACGGCAGGCCGACAGTACGAGTGTTGTTCAAAGACGAGGACGAGTTCTTGAGAAAGTATTCGGACACGCCGGACACCGAAAAAGACGCATTAGCAAAGGCATGGGAGTTGCAGCAGGGGTAAAGCCGCATTCCTAACTTAAAAACTTTCGCCGACATGGCAGCATTTAACTTAAGCCTACCGAAACTCCAAATATCTTTGGATCGGGCATGGCGTGACCCTATTTACAACAGCCAGTTTATGGCGAAAACGGCGGCTTTAACCGCCCAACTTCAACGCCAAACAATCCAGGTGAGCGATTTTATCACCGGATCGGGCCGGAATGCAAAGCAACTGACAAAGACTATTTTTTGGCCGGTAAGTTGCGCGGTAACTACCGGTGCTTGTACCGATGAGTGTTTAGTATCCACCACGGAAGCAACTGACAGCAGCCAGGATATTGTGCTTACCTGTCTTCGCCAAGTTGGATTCAAGGAAACTATGAAACGTTTCCGTAATTCCCCGCTGGATTATGAAAAAACCATTGCATTGATGATGCTCACGCACATGAAAGCCCTGGATGAATATCTTACTCAGCAGTACATTGCTTTTTTGCTCGCGAACGCGGGAGATCACGGCGATTATGCTTTATCCGTTGGCTCGCTGGTCGGTGTGGATTGGGAAATCCCGGCAACGGAATGGAACGCCGAACTTATGGCGGAATTTGTGATTGCCGCCGAACTTGCCCGGTTTGGGAATCCGTACATTTTGGACGGGCTAAACTTTGCCAGCGCACAGATCATCGCAGACGCGAACAGCGGAAACTTAGACGGGAAGGGAGTGAGTTCCCTTTTTAATGAGTTTGGTTTTGTTCGGGATATTGTGAATATGACGGCAGCGGCACCCGGACGTACTTTCATGGTGAATGCTTCGGCGGTTGCTTTTGTGAGTGGGAACTATTGGGATACCACACCTGCCGAATATGCACCTGGCCACCGGGTTTGGAAACAACAATCAAAAAACCTTCCCGGCGTGTGGTACGACGTGCACGAAATCGAAGCTTGTACCTCGAACGACTTTGTAGATTCTTTTCAGATTCGCGTAAACGGCGCATTTGCCTTGAATCCGCTTGGTTGTGACGCAGGCACCACCGGAATTCTTTCGTTTGAAAAACTCGCAGGCGTTTAACCTTTTAAAAATCTTGAAATGAAAAAGTATATTTTTGGGGCGCTTTTCGCATGTTTGATTGCGGCCATTGCTTACAAGCCGGTAACGAAAATCGAAAAGCCGGAAATGATGTACGAAGCGGACGCGCTCGGGGAGACGTTCTTTGCGCCTTCGGGGTCGTTTTACGAACGCCTTTACGCACTGGATACTATCACAAATGCGGCAAACGACACGTTGTATCTTCCTTCGAATATGCGACCGCTGTTTTCCGACTTTCAAATGGCGCTCAATGTCACTCGAACAAATATAAGCGGGACTACATCCCTGGCGGTAAAGGTAGAAGAAACGAATTATCCGTATGTTTCTACCACTCCGCCCACGGCTGGATGGTCGGCTACATTAAATTCAGCGAATGCAGCGGCAGCCACGGTAGCCACAACGGCAACGACCGAACAATTAATGATCCGTAATGCTTACGGGATTAACTTTCGGGTAATTATTGACGGGGCCGGTACGCAGTCAAGTTCCTACCGAATACGTTGGACGTTGAAAAAGAAGTCTTAATTTAGTGGTGGGGCGCAGCTTCTTATGTTGTTGCGCCCCTTTTAAAAAAGTAAGGGCATGTGTTTTGAAACTTTAATAGGGCTGAGCAATATTGACGGCTGCGACTGCGGCAGACCCGATGGTACGGATACCATCGAGCAGATGCATTATGAAGTATTTGTAAGTGAAACACCTGTAGACCCATTAGTGCTTACGCTTACTTATTCGCTTCCTCTTGAAGTAGATATTCAAGTATATGAGGCGGGGGCTTTAATCCCGGCAAGTAGGTTTTCAGCATCCACAAATGAACTGTCAATAGACGATCCATTAGATAACACGACCTACCAAGTTTGGTATTTAGCCAACGTTTCGGCTATTTCTACAATTCCCGCTTACGACACCTCCGATTCCGGCCTTTTCCTTTCTGATATACTTCCAGAAAGCGAGTTAAAAGGTTTGAGAGATTGCAACAAAACAGAATGGGTCGTTCAATCTAACTCCAGGACGACCGCCATAAAGGAAACTGTTGCCTCTATCAATGCTGCGATCCTAAGGAAAAACAACAAAAAACACACCACATTTACCGGGCACATAGGGAAACAGGATGGGGACTACCTAACATCTGCATTTAGCTATGTAGGTGTAAGGATTCGCACTAACCCGATCAAGTCAGGATATTTGAGAATATCCCGCCTATCAGCCTTGTTTGAAAAAAACGGTATTGTAAATATGACAATCTATTCCAGTGATGGAACGGTTGTTTCGCCTACAATCCCCATAACGACGGCCGCCGGGCGGGCTAAAATAAACGACGTGGGGATTACATTACCGATGTTGTCTGATTTTTCAACCTGCCAGGACTATTATATCGTTTATGAGTACGACCCTTTAAATAAGCCAAGGTTAAACAAAACCTACTGCGCCGGGTGTAACGGTTCGCAGGTAGCAAACACGGTGGTGAATAGATACGGCATGCTAAACGAGTGGCCAACCGATTACCGGGGGCCGTTATCGTGGAACAATTACATAATTATCGGAGGGATAGAGGTTGATTCGGTAGATTCATTCGACCCCGATGAAAACACGAATCTTTCGCAGTTTATGAACGGAATTTCTCTGGAAATAGAAATAGGCTGCGACCTCACCAAGGGTTTGTGTTCGATGATAAAGGGGGGCGGTCCAGAGGCGATGGCGTTTGCCACAGCTGTTCAAAGAAGGGCAGCGTCTTTGTCCGTTTCAAAAAGAAATTTATCTTCCGTTCCTAATAGGGAGAACACCGCGAAAGGCGAAGAGCAGGCAAAACAGGCTGCCGAATGGGAAGCGGATTTTGCCGAGGCGGTCAGTTTTCTGACACAAACTATCACTGAATATTCCAACGACTGCGTATCGTGCAGGTCGCGTATGTCTTTGGGTCAAATCTTGACATGAAAAACAAACTATTTTACACAAAGATTCGGGCTATTGACCCTTTGGACGGGCAGTTAAAGGTATGGTCTGGTCCGCAAATCAAAGCCGGCTCAATCAAAGAAGCCCGTAAAATATGCAAAGAAAGTCTCGGTTTTTGTGAAATCGACGGGCAGGCAGGATGAACGTATCTGAACTTCGAAAAGGCATCCAAAGGGCGCGGCAGGAGATTCTTTCTTCCTTACAAGGAGAAGGGTCAAAAGCGGGCGCGGACGCGGCAGCCTTAGTCGAGAACCGGATTGTTACAAAGGGAGAAAAGAAGGACGGGTCCAGATTTTCGGCGTACTCAAACAAACAGGTAGCCGCGTTTCGGTATTTTGGAAGATCAAGAAACCAGGCAGGCGAAAGGGCTGTTAGGCAAAAAGCGAAAGAAAAGAAAGGTGTTTCTTACAATGAGTTTAGGGAGTTTAACGGGCTGAATACGAACGTCAAGAACCTTCAATTTACCGGCGAAATGTGGCAGGGGTTTGGGTTGCGAAATGTCAGGGTGATAGGAAGCGGGGTCGTGGAAATCGAAATCGGAGGTAAAAACGCAAGGTCAAATTTGCTTTTAAAGGCTCATTCAAAAAGAGAGGACACCGAAGTGACGGGATTAAGCGAAAAAGAAATTGAACTTGTTTTGAAAGGCTTTCGGGATCGAATTAACCGTATAATCGAAATAAATACATGAGACTGATTTTCATTTTTTTGATTTTTATTTCCTGCAAAAAGGAAACATGCCAGGTTTGCGAAGTTTTTCTTCACAATCAGCAAGCGTACACGTATACCGTTTTTTGTACGGGTACGCCCACGTTTGACCTTTTGACGGGTGAAACAAAGTCCGTTATGATTTTTTCCGGGAAGGACGTAAAAATAACTGGAGATTTGAAAAGTCCATACGCTCACAATGATTTTGAGAAAATGGTAAGATGCCCTGAAAAATGCGAAGGGTTAGTACTTATAATGAAATAACATGTTTGAATCAATCGGTGAAGCGGTAAAGACAGGATTATCCTTAGAATGGATCGAAAGACTTGGCGGTTTTGTCGAGTTGGTAAGCGTAAAAAACGGCGAAGAAAGAGCGCTATTCCCTGGATGCAAAGAGTATTCTGGGACTACATGGAATGGAGGATATTTGAATATGTCCCCCGGCCCTGAAACGAGTTTGGCGTTTGTAGATTCTCAAAACGATATTACAGTTGAAAGAACTACAGGGATGTACCGAATATTGTTAATTAGGTTTCGGGTGGTTGTTTGGTATGACGAAAACGCAATCGAATACGAGGGAGACAAAACCGGCAGAATGGTTCAGGATGTGATTGATAAAGTTAAGGCAGTAGAGTTTGTCGGCTTAAAATCAGTCAGGACTATTTTTGAAGGATTAAGCGTTGATCCTAATAGAATTTGGGGGCAGTACAACTACAAACCCGATGACGCCCTGTTTATGGCACCATACAGGACGTTTGCCGTTTCCTTTAGAATGAGGGCTTACCAGATGACTAAGATTTGCGGAGAAGCACTACAAACAAACGAGGTATGTTGTTGATCTTTTGGGCTTTTCAGGTGATGGTTGTTTGTTCGGTTTTTGTGTGGTGTACACATGATGGAATGATATTTGAAAAGTACGGCAATTGGCTTAGCAAGAAAGAATTTGAGGGTAAGTGGTGGGCAAAACCTTTAGGGGGGTGTTCGTTTTGTTTCACCGGACAAGTTTCTTTTTGGACGGGATTAGTACTTTTTGGTTTGAGTTACGAGGTTGTTTTGTTCGCATGTTTTGCGATGTTTTTCGATAGAATAAAAAGCAAGGTTTTATGACAATTAAACGAATACCCGAGGGCGCAAAGTCATTTGAGGCCAACGGTAAAAAATTCATACTCCACGAAAGCCTGACTGTTTCGGGGTGGGAAAAGTCGGAGGAGTTAAGATTAGAGTTAGAGGTCGGGTCTACTGTAAAAGACTTAGTTGGGCAAATCAAAGAGGCTTACGAACATCTGGATAAGTCCAAGCCAGCAAGCGCGGCGATAGTTCTGTACAACGCAATCAGTGGCGCGGAAAGAATCGTGGAAGGCAGGCCTCATCCACTGCTTTTTTTGCTTACATTATTCGCCCGACCCGAAGGATCGAAAGACGAATGGACGGAGGCCGAAGCAACGGAATGGATAAATGATTTTAAGATTGAGGGCTACGCGGTAACTGATCTTTTTATGTTGGCGGGTTCTACGCTAAAAACGTTCGCCTTAGATTGGCAACTCAGTTCCCTGCTTACTTCAAGCCCGGAAAGCGAAGAACCCGCGTAAAAGAAGAAGTTACTATTTTGCATTTAATCACAGAAAGCCAACGGTTTTGGAGCCGGGCGAAAATATCAATAATGAACCGCCAACAGGGAACAACATGGAGCGAGTTATCGAAAACTGACATTGTTTCTTTTTTTCATATCCTTTCGATAAGTGAGAAGAACACAAAAGGAAAATAATGGCCGATGCGACAAAGTTACAAATTGATATTACCGAAGTGCTTTCCGCCCTGGATAAGTACGACGCACGGCTAAATGCAATTGAAAATTCGTATAAGGATTTAGGACAGTCCGCCAAAACAGCCGGCAACGCGGCATCTAAGGCGTTTGCACCCGAAGGTGGAGGAGCGGTAAAGCAAGCCGCTGAAATAAATAAATTAGAAAACGAGTATCGACAACTAAAAGGCGCAGCCGATACGCTTAAAACGGCATTAAAAAGCGCGTATGATCCAAGGGCTATACAAGTATACGCGAAAGAGTTAAAAAACGCCGAATCGGGGTTAAAAAAGTTAGAGCAGACTGGTACGGCGGTTGGCGTAAACCTTAAAAAGATCGGCAAAGAGGGAAGCGCGGCGGCGCAAGTAGTAAGCGAGGCGTTTGGTAGGATAACCAAGGCTACGGTTATTCTTGCCATAATCGACCAAGTTATTAAGTTGACCAAAACGGCTATTTCCTTGTCTATTCAGTTCGACAACGCCAATAGGTCTTTCACGGCTTTTACTGGAAACGCGGATTCAGCGAAAAGATTAGTAACAGACCTTACGGGCCTTGCCAACAGGAAATTAATAGACACCGAATCTGTTTTTCAGGCGGCAAAAAGCTTGCTTGCTTTTGGAGAAAGTGCGAAGGATTTACCAAACGTCTTGGATAGGATAGGGACTATTGCAAACGCAACAGGAAAGGACTTTAACGATTTGGCCGTTATTTACGGCAAGGCAAGAACATCGGGTGTTTTGTTCGCGGAGGACATTAATCAACTGGTAGATGCTGGTATCCCAGTAATCCAAGAATTTGCAAAACAGCTAGGGGTAAGCACTTCCCAGGTTAAAAAGTTGGCAAGCGAAGGAAAGATCAGTTTCGAGGAGCTTCAATTGGCCTTTTTCAATCTTTCAAAAGAAGGAACAGCTTTTTCAAACTTAGCAATCCAGCAGGCGCAAACACTTCCTGGATTATGGGCTCAAACAACTCAAAAAGTAAAGCCATATCTTACTAAGATAGGAGACTTTTTTTCGGGTGTCCTCAAATATGGGCTTTTTCAGGTTAATCAATATTTAGATACATTTGATCAGCTGATCAATGGAAGGACTAAGAAATTAAAAAGCCTGGACGAGTTGGATTCATCCGGGGTTCCGAAAGATTTAGAAAAAAGACAAAAGCAGTCCATCCTTTTCATAAAACAAAAATCAGAAGAAGAATTAAGATTAGAAGCCGAGGCGGCAAAAAAGCGTGCTGAGCTAAATACCAAAAATGGCAAGGCCGCTGCCGCCGCTGCCGCCAAAGCGGCGAAGGATTTAGCCAATTTAAGAATATCGGCAATGAAGGAAGGTGAGGCAAAAGAGATAGCCGAAGAAATATTGAGGTTCAGCGAGTTAACCAAACAATTAAGAAGGTTTGGTCTGGACACCGCCGAGGCAACAGAACAATATCAGATAAACGTCTCAAAAATACGGGCGAAGTTCTTTCTTGAAAGACTTGAAAAACAGCAAGCAGCAATACGGGATGAAAAGGACTCTATTAAAAGGGGTTTTGATGAACTAATACAACTTGAAAAAGACAGCGAAGATAGAAGACAAGCCGGATTAGCATTAAATGCTAAAGCGAGGGCCAATGCGTCGGCATTCGGAGATGCCGCTTTTAAAGAGGCGGAATTGGCCTCCAAAGAGTTGTTTTTTCAAAAGAAACGCTCCGATCAGGAAATAGATGACTATGAAAAAGGCGTAGCAAAAGCTAGGGCTATTTTTCAATTAAAAATGCAGGGGGATGAGTTACAAAGGGCTTTAGATTTTGATACTACACTTTCCGAATCTGAAAAGGCTACCCTAAAAAAGAGAATTGAAAACATAAACACCGAAATAAACCAAATAGCAACGGGGGTAGGGGAAACAGGTAACGAAGGGAGCAAGCCTAAATCATTAATCGAGCTATTAGGGTTTAAGCCAGGCGGAGATGAAGACAAGTCGCTGCAACTTGCAGTCAGCCAAATAAGGGGCGCATTGGATCAAATCACAGAGGCGCGAATAGAAGCGGCCGACGCTCAAAGACAAATAGCCGACGATGCTGTTAGTAAGGCTGAGGAGGCATTAGACGCTGAGTTGGAACTTCAAAAACAAGGCTTTTCGAACAATGCGGACGCCCGGCAACAGGATTTAGAAAACGCGAAACAAGTACAGGCGCAAGCAATTGAAGAACAACGAAAAGCCGCACGGCAAAAGGCGTTAATAGACGCGGCTACGCAAATATCAGGAATCATAACCGCCGGGGTTCAGTTGTTTTCCGCTACGGCTTCGATTCCTTTCGTCGGGATCGCTTTAGCCATTGCGGGAATAGCGACTATGTTGGCCACTATTTCAAGATTGAAAGCAACCGCAAAGGGTAGTACGCAGTTCAGGGAAGGTACAAGCGATGGGAGTTGGTTATCAGATGATGGTTTAATTCGCGGCAGGAGTCACGCCGAAGGGGGAAATCTGTTGGAAGTTGAACGAGGTGAATTATTAAGGGTAGGTCAAGACGGGAATAAAAAAAGAGTAGCAATCGTAAAGAGAGAAAATGTATCCAAGTACTTCGACCTTTTGGACGCTGCGAATCGTGGAGATGATAATGCATTAGCCAGGCACGCTTTTCATCTTTCAGGGATGGACGTTGATAGGAATGCAATAGAAAGAAGGGTTTTCAGTCGATCGGACACCGTTGTAATTCCATCGGATAACCGGGAACTCGAAAAACTATTGAAAAAGGTCTTAGAAAAAATGGGGAAGGAAACCTCATTCGACGGCAAGGTAAGGAGAAGTGGCAATAACGTAACCTATTACAAATAATGGCACAGACAAGGGTTAGGCTTTCGTGTGTTGAATACGGACTAACAGAGCAAGTTGTTGCTGTTGGGTGGGATACTGTTTTAGG